GAGCGAGGGCCAATCCAGTTGGATCAGGATCTACACCTTGAGCATGGTAGTAGGAATAAATATCCTTACACACATAGTAGACTTGTTTGTCAAATCCACAACTTGCGAAGGCGATGCCGATAGCGGAGGCCATCGTTTTGCCAGGAGTTGGGTTTCGCGCTTTTGTGTGATACAGTTGAGCAAGGAGTGCTTCTGAGTCACGGTGCGGTAAGCCATTGTGATTGATGTAGGATAGAACTTCAGCGCCATTAGGTCGGTTGGTCATTTTAGACTTTTCGACTGAAATTATGGAACGAAAGTACAGGTTAGCGAAGTGCTGCATTTTGAGCAGAAAATCATCGTGTTGATGAGGTTGAATGAGAACGAGTAAACGTAAGAGAGAGTCGTCGCCCATTAGTTTGATGATCATGTCTTTGGAAAGAGGGATTTCCATAGCACTAAGGATTGTGATTAACATGACACAATTGTACATTGAGTCAAGAAATTGCGTTGTATACAGTCCGGAGGGTATGCCAGCGTGTCGTCGGGAGTAGACTTCACCGTTGGGAAGGAGGACAGGTGTACACTTGAAAGCATCGAGCGTCCATTGCCAGAGGCGTTGGAGGCGAGCTTCTTTGCTAGAGTCCCATTGACTGGCTGTGTTGCCGTAGTCGATGGTAGGGACGTAGCCGCGAGAAAAATCGAGGTATGAACGTTGAATGTCAAAGATGTCGTCGATTACTGTGAAGAGTGCGAACTTATCAAAACGTTTCCAGTCAATCATGAGGATTGAGGTACGCATGTAGTTGTGCATCAATTCGTAATTGAGGCGCATCCAGCCGCCATTGAAGGTTTCGTAACCCCAGAGTAGTGGAGACGAGCCTTTGTGGGACTTGTAGTGAGCGAACAGTGGCCAGAAAAACATAATTTGAGCGATGATCCAGGGTTTGGGAACTCCGAATATGCTGCGAGCTTTAGCTGGGGAGGCAGAGTTGGTCAATGCTGTCTTAACGTGTAAGAGCATTTGGTAGAAGTACCTGTGAGGAGGTTCTTCGCCATTCTTGATTTCATGATGCCATCTTCGGGTGTGGTTGAAGATGATTGGTTTCATGTTGCCGACGGATGTCTTCGTGTTTGGTGGAAGCATGTCAGTGAAGTGTTTCTCAGTTGAGAAGGGAGCTTCAGCGTTGGGTTTGTTCTTCATCGGGTAGTGATGTTGGACATCAAGGATGTGAACAGGACGGACAGGCTGTGGTGGAGCGAAGAGGTGTCTGGTGTAATCAAGGCCTTTGAGATAGTGTTCATCTCGGGGGACATTGTGGTCAGAGACATTTCCAGAAAAGAAGTCTGATAGAATGAGTTCTTCAGTTACTTCATGTCTAGTAAATCCATTGAGGATCTTGTCGATCTGAGCAGGATAGCAGTATCGGCGTATAGCGTGTTCTACTGTAGCTTGGTGCTTGGCAGTTGAGAACGGGTTGATGCTAGGGACGTGTGGTCGAAACTTGCTTGTGCGTTCGAGAAAGAAGTTCTTCTGTTCTTCGTCGAGAGAGACGGGAGAAAGAGGAAAGTTGTTTTCTTTCATGTTGGTTAGTAAAAACTAGTCGAGTGGCTAACTTCGGTGGACTTTGAGGGTGGAGGTCCAAAAGAAATTCTGTGTAGAAAATGATTAATCAAAATTAATCAAG